GCTATTACAACAAGGCTTGGTGAGAACTCTAAAATGGTCCTCTGTGGCGATCCTGCCCAGAGTGATATTAATAGTGGTAAGGACATACTTAAATTTGTCCACCTATGTAAGAAACATAACATTGACATTCCTATCATCGAGTTTGGTGTAGACGATATTGTTCGTTCAGACATCGTTGCTAGAATTGTTAGGATGCTTATGGAGGAGAAACTTTAAATGGCAAACCTAACAACGACCCCATCAAAGGCTAAGACAAAAAGCCTTGGTGATCCTAACGCTGCATATGAGTCTATGCGGCCACTATGGGAAAGATCTAGAGCTGTTCTTAATGGACAAACACATGCACGAGCATATGATGATACAATTGATCCAGTAAACTTTAGTAATCTATTACTACCTTTTTCCCCTACAATGAGTTCACAGCAGTATAACTTTTATCGTGCTGAAGGTGAACTTCCTGGTTTAACAGCACAATATGCTAAAGTGCTTGTAGGTGGATTACTACGTAAACAAGCAACAATGGAATTACCAGAAAACCAGTTTCCTGAAGAGGCTGAGGATTGGATTCGTAATTCTTTTGGCGCTGATGGTACTTCATTACATGGATTCCTTGATGCGGCTATTTGGGAAGAACTACAAAGCTCTAGAGCATGGTGTTTAGTAGACTACCCCACAGTTGCTAATCCAGACGCATTAACAATGGAAGAAGCTAAATCTCTTTCCCCTTATGTAATGCTTATTCAAGCAGAAAATATTATTAACTGGCGTAGAGGTCAAGATCGTAATACTAATAAACAAGTACTTACTAGCTTATTATTCCGCTACTATATGGAAGACTATTCAAAGAATACTTTCCACCCAGACTATGTAGACACCGTTACTCACTACTACTTAGATGATTCAGGTTTACTTGTAGTAGATACATACACAAGAGATACTAATGAGTCTGTTAATGTTATTAATGGTAATGTTACGTCTAAATATCAAGTAGACAATGCTAATGCAGCATGGACTAAGACTCGTACAGAAGTTCCATTAATGAATGGTGAGAGAATGAATTTCATTCCTGCCTATCCTCTTAATGGTCAAATTGATCCTGTAGAGCCTATTTTACAATCTTTAATTGATCGTGAAATTGCCTTATACAATAAGATTTCTCGTAGAAACCATTTACTTTATGGTGCTGCTACATACACTCCAGTAGTTATGTCAGATATGACAGATGAAGAGTTTGAGAATATTGTAGATGCTGGATTAGGTTCATGGATTAAGCTTCGTGCGGGAGATGATATCAAAGCACTTGATACACCAACAGGCGCATTAAAAGATATGGAAGCAAGTATTGCCGCTACTATTGAAGAGATGGCTCGTATGGGTATCCGCATGCTTTCACCCGAAGGTTCTTCAGGGGAATCTGGTGTCAGTTTAGAAATCCGTAATGCTGCTCAAACAGCTCAACTAGGTATGCTTAATACTCGTATCTCAGAGACAATGAGACAGATTATTACAGTAATGCTTAAATGGAAATATAATGTTGATATTCTTCCTACAGATATTAAGTTTACATTAAGTGCTGACTTTAATCCTACCCCAGTAGGAGCAGATTGGATGAGACTAATTACAGAATGGTATCAACAAGGTATTATTCCACGTTCTACGTTTATCTCTATTGCTAAATTTAATGATGTACTACCTTCAGAATACAATGATGAAGAAGGTGTTGCAGAGATTCAAAGTGATCCTCTTGTAGACACTAAAGCAATGAGCATTGACTCTTCAATCTCAAATACAGACAACATGAGGCCTGATAATAATCGGGGTGATAACAATAACGATAACCAAGCCGTATAATAGGGACATCCTTGATGTAGTTATTATGCGACATTAAGGAGTTTAAATGCCTACACCAATTAATACCGATATTTACGATCGTATTATACAACATTTAGCCGATACTAGGTTATATGAGGCAGAGACATCAACTAATGTTTCAAGAGGCATCCGTAGGCATCAAAAAAGACTACGTGATATCTTAAAGACAAATATTAAGGCTGATGTTAAACAAGAAATAACAAGATCTACTCGTGAGCTTCACATGATTGTTAGTAATTCAGTGACTGATTATTCAGGTGCTGCAGTTAACTTTCACTCTAATAATTTAGAGAGAAGTGCGGGTAGTTTCTTTAGAGTTCAAAGACCTAGAGCTAGTGAAGCTATTCCAAAACTTATTGGTCCAAATATTAGTGCATCTAAAACACTTAGAGAACACTTTGATGCGATCGGTACTACCGAATTAGCTAGAATAGATGGTAAGATTAAGAGTGGATTAGCTAATGGTAAATCTACAAAAGATATTCTTGACGATGTAATTAAAACAACTACACTAACAGAGGTACAAGCAAAAGTACTTGTTAGAACAGCAATTACTAATACACAGTCTACAGCAATGAATATTGTATTAGATCGTAATAGTGAATTACTTGCAGGGTATCGTTTTACAGCAGTGCTTGATAATCGTACTTCTGCTATATGTGCTCACCATGATGGGGAGATATATAAAGTAGATGATATGAGGTTCCGACCTCCACTACATTGGAACTGTCGTAGTTCTATGGTTCCTGTTTTAAAGAGCAAAGAACAACTCTTAAAATCTTTAGATGAAAATAAAGATACAAGAATTAAAGCTAATAAATTAAAAGATACTAATCCAATATTACTTAATGGTAGTCCTCCTCCAGTAGAAAACTATGGCACATGGCTTAAAAGACAGCCTATGGAAATCCAAGTTAAACATTTAGGTAGTGAAGAGAAAGCTAGTTTACTCCAAAAGGGTGCATTAGATGTAAAGGCATTTACTACAACTAAGGGTCAACAATTAAGCATTGCCGCTTTAAGAAAAGCAGATAATGCAAGAACATTATGGTTTCCTACACGTCAGACTGTAGTTTCTGCATCTGAAGAGAATAGTTTTCAGCTTAATATTGCTAGACCTCATGAGTTACTTCGTAATACAGAGGCGCAGAAGCAGTTAAGAGATATGTATATATCTGATTCTGATAACTTAGCACAAGCTATATCTTTGACTGATTATCGGGGTACTACTCTAGCAGGTAAACGTTCTGTTCGTATTCGTTCTAATAATGAATTCGATGAACGTAATAATAGCTTTGATCCATTTACTGGCGAACAAAGTTCTACTTTACTTTATGATCCTGACTATATTACACTACAAGAACGATTAGACTTCGTAAAAAACTCTAAAGCATTATCACAAGATCAAAAGACTTTTATTAGAGACTTTGTAGAAAGCTTAGATGAATCATTATCTGTTAATCAACAAACAGCTGTAGCTGAAAATCTAAGGGTTGTTATAGAACGTTATAACAATGATAAACAACCTTGGAATAATTTCATGAATGTAATTCGTGGAGAGATGCAGTATAGTGTAGTTAACACAAGTCGTATTCTTGATCGTAGATCGAGAGCTAGATCACAACAGTTTGACTCTTATGGAGTTGCAGGTGAACCAGCTAAAGTACAGATCTTTGGTGAGTATCAAACATTTGATGATATTACAAGTAATACATTAAATAATCAACGATACAAAGACGCTTGGAGTGATAAGTATGGTAGACCACTCGCAAGAAAACTTTTATACACTGGTAGAACGCCACTATACACTTGGTTTAAGGGTCCAATAACTAGAGACCAGAAATCCTTTAAGAAAAGGCTAGAGTCTTTTGTTAGAGAAGAAATTCCTGGTGGTGGATTATGGTTAGATAGAAACAAACCTACTGAAGGCATGTTGCAAACTTTTATTCGTGAAAAGAAAGAAGGATTTAGAAAAATTCTAGATCTTGAATTTCTATATCAAGGTAATAAACAAAGTTACTTACAACAATATATTGAAGATAAAACAAACGATAAATTTATTATCGATACTTTATCCAGAGTTATGACTGTTGTTGCTGATGGTAAATCTACTGACTATGATACACTAGCTATTAATATCGGTAAAGAACTTAGGAACAAATGGAAGTATCCTGAATTTCCTTTCTTTAAATCTACTTTAAAAGATTATCATGAGGATGGTTCACAAATATTAACTGCGTTAAAAGACTCAGGTTATATCCGTGTTGTTAAACGTGGTAAGACTCGTAGATCTGTAGTTGATTTGGAGACAGGTCGTTCTAGTGGTCCTTGGAAAGATACTATAAGTCGTGAAGTTCAAATCTTAAATAAAGATATGCTTGATCTTCAAAGGAAAAATAGAGCGTTAATTGTAAGTCAACGTATTGGTATTGTTAATGATAGAGATAAACTCTTTGTTAGGCCAGGACAAAAGACTTACTTTGATGCTAGAGGTAAAAATACAGGTATTCCGATTATTACTCGTAGAGCTAATGCTAACTACGATAAAGTTCTTATTGACAATGATTTTGCTAATATGCTTAATCATACAATGTCAGTTAAATATGAAGTTGATAATGAGTATGCTGGATTCATGGAAGATGTTGTACGCTTTAGAGATCCTCGTGGAAATGTAAAGAAGTATGATGACTTAAATGATTTTAGAAAACTTATTTTAACTCGTGGTGATCAAGGTTATAGTTTTATGCAAACTGTAAAATATCATCGAGATACTGGAAAACCATTTAGTGTTGTTGCTAATATTGATGGACGAGGTCGTGTGTACTATCAAGGTTTCTTAACACCAACAGGTGGTGAAGTTGTTAGACCATTTCTAAATACTGTTAAAGCAGAATCTGTTACGCCTGAAATTGTTCAAGAATTAATGATTCAAACTGGAGCTATGTTAGGTCCAGCTACAGAAGCATTAACACAAGCAGGTAGGATGGAAATCTTTATGAGAAATCAAAAAGATATTTTAAGTCTAGGTCGTTTAATGAGAGAGACAACTCAACGAGATAGACGTTTAAGGGAATACCTTGAACACCCTATTATTCGTGCTACAGAGGCTGAGGAAGTTCCTAAGATCTCAAGATTAGCAATTGAATATGCTCGTATATATGATCATGTAGAAGGTGACTTTAGGAATGTAGAGAAACTGGCAACATATAAAACAAAACTAATGATTGAGAATGATGCTTCATCTTCTGGTGCTCAAATCATCGGATTGAGTACAGGTGATAGAGATATCTCAGTCAACTCAAATGTATTACCTACATTACAAAAGAATCGATTGTATGATTTAGTAGCTATGGATACAGTGTCTGATCCAGAGTTTCAAAAGATACAAGGATTGAGAGATGCTAATATTCAATGGAGTGACTTACAGAAAGCTGCTAAGGCTCAGAATATGGTTTCTTTTTATGGTGCAGGTAAAGCTACACAAGCAGCTAATATTGAAGCTAAATTTGCTTCTGTATTAGAGACAAAAGGATATACTGTTGTTACTCGTGAAGAACTTCGTGGTGTAACAAATATTATAGATAGTAAAATTAAAGATGCAGAAAGGCTAGGTGCTGATAATGTAATCTTTGGTTTGAAACAATTAAAGCGTGAGTTGAACGAAGTTGTTGAAGGTGAAACCTCTGTGGGGCAAGAACTTTTAGCACATGCTCGTGATTCTCATCCAGACGTAGAAGCGTTTGTTGATAAGTTAATGAATGCTCGTAAAGGACTAATTGGTCCTCAAGACTTCAAAGCTGTTTCTGAGATTATGTCTCGTAAGCTAGCTGAGAGAGCACCAGTAACTCAAAAATTCGTACAATTCTGGAAAGAAGCTGCTAAAGCTTACGTTGATGAAACTCAGAAGGTTGATGTACCTTGGGTAACATTTGATGGTAAGACTTTATACCAGAGATATAGACCAAAAATACAAACTAGTATTGAATTCTACGACAAAGAAGGTGGTAGAATGGTCCGTAATATTTACGAAGATCGTGCAGAAGATGCTTCACTTCTAGGAAAAGCAAGTTTAATGAGAGCAGGTATTGGCATGGGGGTTAATGGTAACCACATGAACGATGCCTCTATTGTTAGAAGATATCATCTATGGGGTCGTAAAAACGGTATTGAAACCGCTACGATTCATGATGCTTTCTTTACAAACATCGGCCAAGCAGCTAAGTCAAAGGTAGCTCTTAGAGAAATCTATGCAGATGCCTTAGAAGGTGATACAATAGAAAAGACATTACTCGCACTTAAGGATGAAGGTTTGTCAACACAAACATATAATCTATTAAGACAAAAAGCTATTGAGGATGGCTTAATAAATCCACAAAATAAGATTACGAGAAAAGATATACTAGCTCCTATTCCTAAGGGAATGGATTGGTATGGTATTGGACCGTAAGTGTTTATGTTTGTAACTAAACCCTAAAAAATTAAAATTAAATGGCTGTGCCAAAGGAAAATAAAGATGAAAGTAGATAAGTTCGGAAACAAAGAGTTCCTCGATGATGGTACCACACCTAACCCAGAATTTCAAGCCGATCAGGTTGACACTGGTTCAGCAGGTACTAACAATAAAGACACAGAAGACATGATCAATCGTATGGTTGAAGAGCGTCTATCTAAAATCAAACTTAGTTTAGATAAAGCATATCAAGAACGTGACAATGCTGTTAAAGAGCGTGTTCGTTTAGAAGATGAAGCTAAACAACGTAAGATGAAAGCTTTAGAGGATGAAGGTAAGCATAAAGAAGTTGCTGAGATGAAGCTCGCAGAACTCACTGAAAAGCTTGCGTTAGCCGAAGGTAAAGTAACTGAACTCACCCGAGATGGTGCTGTTCGTAATGCATTAACTGGTCTTGATTTCCGTAATGACCGATCTGGCCAAATGGCTTATCGTGATATTATCGATCAACTCATCCAAGATCCAGAGACTGGTGCATGGATTCACAAATCTGGTGTATCAATCAAGGATTTTGTAGGACAATATGTAAAGAATGAAGATAATTCTTTCCTATTTAAACCCAAATCTAATTCAGGGGGTGGTAGTAGCAATATGAACGGTACTCCCAAACTCGATCCCAATAAGAAGATATCTGAAATGACTACTGAGGAAGTGTTAGCACTTGCCGCTGGTGGAAAATTAGGTAGCTTCACCCTTTAAAATCACAGGAGATTTTTTAAATGATTAATCATACAATGTTCCAAAACGTAGCTATTGCTATTTCTGCATATGCTGACGAAATGTACACAAACGCCAAAAAGCTTAACAGCACTGGCATCGTTGGTACTGATGCCCGTATTGACCCAACAGGCGAAAGCTTTATTGGTCAAATGCGCTGGTACAAACCTCTAGCTGCCAACATTAACGTTGCTAGCTTATCCTCTGCCAATGCTGGTACTTACACTGATGTTTCTACAGAAATTGCTGACTACATCAAAACAGTACGTACATTTGGTTCTGAGCAAATCAACCTACAACAAATCGTTTCTCAACAAGACGGTCTTTCTAAAATTGCTCGTGACTTTTCTGAAGTTCGTAGCCAAGACGAGTCTGACGCTATTGTTGCTACACTCAAAGGCGTAGCCGCTTACGAAGTTTCTCGTGGTGCTGGTCTAGTTGGTTATGACACAGATGGTGATGGCGTTACAACTGGTAACTTCGTTGATATCAATGCTGCTGGTGTATTCGGTGCTGCCGCTGCTACCTCTGCTTCTGATCAGCGTAAACTATTTGATGCTACAGCTATTGGTGCTGCCCGTGGTCAACGCCTATTCCAAGCTCTTGGTATGGCATTCAAAGACTATGAGCCAGACTTCATGTACATGATTACTTCACCTGAAGTTTTAGCTGAATTACGTGCTGCTAACTTAGTAGACGTAACTACAGTTACTGATGGTAACCTAACATTCCAAACAGTGTTCGGTGGTAAGTTCCGTCTAATCCTTAGCCGTGTTGCTCAAGGTGACTTGTCTGCTTCTGCTAACGTAAATGATCGTTCTACTAAAACTACATTCATTTGCAAGCCAGGTGCTATCAGCTTTACAAACATCGCTGTACCTACACCTGTTGAAGTTGATCGTTCTGCTGCCTCTTATACTGGTGGTGGTTCTACCTCTATCTGGTATCGTTATGGCTTCGTAGTTCATCCAATGGGCTATGACTGGGCTGGCGCTACTAATGCCTTCGCAACTAACACTGCCTTCGGTACTGCTGGTTCATGGGCACGTAAGATGAGTGCATTAAACTTAGGTATTCTACCTATTCTCCACGCTTAATCCATTAGGAGGAACTGATGGCACTAGTCCTAGGTACAAACACATATGTAACTATGGTCGAGGCTGACGCATATTTCGATACTCGCATTGATGCGGGTGCTTGGATAAATGCAGATGACGATGACCAAGAGTCAGCATTAGTGACTGCAACTCTTCTACTTGATGAAAATCAATTTATTGGTGTTGCTGTCAGTTCCACACAAAGTCTTGCATGGCCAAGAAAAGATGCTATTTATTTTGATCCTAAATTAGGTATGGAAAAATCTGTAACAACAGACACATATCCTAAAAGAGTTAAAGTAGCAACATTTGAAATGGCTTTGCATTTACTTACTAATGAAAATCTTTTAGATAACAAAACGCAGACCTTTGAGAGAATCAAAGTAGGTTCTATAGAAATAGAAGACTCTACTAAAGATGTTCTTAAGATACCAGTTCTACCTCTTCGAATTAAAAAGCTATTGTCCCCATTATTAGTTAATGGATCAGGAAAACAATGGTGGAGGGCTAACTAATGTCATTAAGAAACAAGGTCATATCTGCTATTGACTCTGCATTCAATAAGATAGGAGACCTTGCTGTTAATGCTGTTTTTAATGATAAAACAGTATCAGGTTTTGATTTTGCTACTGGAACAATTGTTAACACAACTTCCACAGTAACTAAAAAAGTAGTACTGGAAAGTAGTATTTCGCAATCTGAAGGAGTACCAACAATAATTACTAAGCTTATTACTCAGTCTACTGGAGAAGACTTCTCTGTGTATACTCAAGTAATAGTAAATAGCACTACATACAATATTATCAAAGTCTCTGATGATGGTTATATTGTAACTGCTATTATAGCTGCAAGGGGCAAATAATGTATGAACGTTTAAGACAAGACATATATGGCGTATTTGCAACTAATGCTTGGAAAGCTCTGAATATAAATACATATCCAGAAAATTATCAAGGTGCTGTTTCAACATCAACCTCTTTTATAAAATTAGCAATTCTACCAGGCAAGGGTAATTTAGATGGATTTCGATTCTCTAAGAAACTTTCTGGTGCAATAATTTTATCTATCTTTGTTAAAGCTGGAAATGGCGACAAAGATATCTTTACAATTGCAGACAATCTAGACAATTTTTTCGAAGGTAAAACTTTGCAAAATGGAACTCAATTCGGACCTAGTAGTGTAACAATACTTGGTCTAGATCGTGATGATCCTTCTCTTTTTAGAGGAGATTACATGATCACATTCAATACATTTGGAGATTAAAAAATGGCTCATATTACATCAATCGGTGCTGGTATTTATTCTGCTCTCGCAGTTAATACCACCGCCATTACTTCAGCGACAGCTGTAGACACACTAGCAGAATTAGTTGCTTTATTTTCAGCTGCGTCTGGATTTAAGGAAGTTAAAAATGTTCGTGAATTCCCACAAATTGGTACACCAGCTAACATCGTTAACGTACCAACTTATGGTCAAAAGACATCACAACAGATTCAAGGTCAGTCAGACGCCCCTAATCTAGAAGTTACAATTAACTATGTACCTTCTGAGTGGGATCCTACTGTAGTTGGTGGTTTAGGTTCTAAAGTAGGTGATGGTAAGCAGTATGCTTTCCAATTCTCTTTACTAAACACAAAACCAGCTACTCTAGAAACAAATGCTGCTGGCTTAGGTGCTACTGCAAACTCTAACTTCTATTTCGTTGGAAAATTAGAAGCTTTGTTAGTTAGCCCTCAGTTAACAGATGCTAACCAAGCTACTTTAACTCTGTCTATTCAGAGTGAGTTCTTTGGTCCAGCTACAGTTGCTGCTGTCTAAATAGTTTAGGGACTAATCCTCCCTTTTACCAGGGGACATTAAAGAGAGATCTTTAGTGCTCCCCTAGGTAGTATTAATAAGTATTAAAGGAAAATTATGGTAGATAAACCACCATTCAGTAAATCATTTGTTATGAAGACTACATTCCGTCATATGAGACGTAGTGTTGATATTAGTATTCGTAAATCATTTGAAAGATTTCAGGATTTCGATAAAGATAGCGATACTGGAAGAGAGATTATGGAAACATTATCTGTACTACATACAGTTCGTAAAGTATTAGATGATTTCCAAGAAAATAATAAACATTTATTCAGTGATAGTAAAGGTGAAGTATGAAACATTTAGTTGGTAAAAAGTTAACAAAAAAAGTTAAGTTTGTAGGTGAGGAAGTAGTTATTAAGAAACTATCAGTCACTGAAGTTATGAAGCTACAAGAAGCTTATAACGATGCTGCCGCAGGAGATGAACTTGTTCTTCTACGGACTGTAATTCGACAAGCAGTCGAAGGTGCAGAAGATTTAACGGATGAAGATTTATCTTCGTTCCCTATTGATGAGTTAGCAAACTTATCAAATGAGATTATTAAATTCTCAGGTATGGATAAAGGTACAGCAGCGGGAAACTAACTGACTCAGAGTTGCTAATTTTTGAGATAGCACATAATTTAGGTAAAAGTGTTTATGAGATTGAAGAAGAAATGTCCTATGAAGAATTCACTGGATGGTGTAAATACTTTAAACAACGACCTTATGGTTGGAGAGAAGATAATAGAACAGCAATGTTATTACAAGCACAAGGTGTTAAACAAAAACCTGAAGCTCTCTTTTCATCTCTTGCAGACCTAAAACGATATGCACAACCTTCAACATTAGCAGACTCTCTAGTTAAATCTGGATTGCTGAATAGGTTAAGAGAAACTGCTTCTAGAAATAATATAGATTGGATACCCTCAGATGATTAAATTTAAACTTGGTGGTGTAAAAGAACTTTCTAAAGATTTAAATACTAGAATTGAAAAAGAGTCAAATAAATTTTTTAATAAAGAATTAGAACATTTAAAAATGACACTTTCAATGGCAACTCCAATTGATACTGGTTACGCAAGAAGCAGATGGGATTATGCTGAAGAAACTAAATTCAAAATTAGTTTCAAGTTTTCAAATAAGTTTTTAGTTGGATTTACAGATAAATTTTATACTGTAACAAATGATGCTCCTTATATTATATATTTAAATAAAGGTTCATCTAAACAAGCCCCTTCTTTCTTTATTGAGAAGACGCTTATTTCCCAAGGTTATAAACCAATAAAATTATAACACCCTAGCCCTTGATGCTGCTTTATTTAAGCTACATTGAGGGCTATTTTTTAAGGAGACTTTATGTCAGAATTTGGATTTAAAGTCACCTCCGACTCTACACAAGCACAAAAAGATTTAAATAACTTAAATAAGTCAGTCAATAATATAGCTGTTACAACAGAGAAAGCATCTAATACCTTAGCTTCACTAGCTAAAAGTGTTGGTGCTGTATTTGCTGGATTAACTGCTTTTACTGCCCTTAACAAAGCTAGTGATTCTCTAATTAATCTAGAGAACAGCATTGGATTAGTTACTGGTCGCACAAAAGATTTGATTGCAGTTCAAAAAGAATTAATTGCAATCTCAGTTAGAGCAAGAGGGACTACAGCATCTGCTGCAGAAGTATTTACTAAATTTGGTAGATCACTTTCTGGTAGTGGAATATCAAATAGAAGATTATTAGCCGCTACTGAAACTGTTCAGAAGGCTATTGCCGTATCAGGCACAACGGCTGCATCCGCAGAGGCAGCTATTTTCCAATTAGGTCAAGGTCTAGCCTCTGGCCAATTAAGAGGAGAAGAATTAAATTCTGTACTAGAACAAACGCCTAGACTAGCTCAAGCTATTGCTGAAGGTCTTGGTTATTCTGTTGGTGAGCTAAGAGCACTTGCTGAAGCAGGTAAACTTACTTCAGAGAAAGTGTTTAAAGCTTTACTAAGCCAAACAGAAAAAATTAATGGTGAGTTTGCTACACTAGCGCCAACCTTTGAATCTGCAACTACTCAATTAAATGAATCTATAAAAAGAGTACTTGGTGAATTCTCTAAAGCTACAGGTGGTAGTCAAAAATTAACAAAGTTTATCTTACAAATTGCTGATTCATTAAACACTTTTGCTGATGATATTGGCATTACTGTGTTTGAAGCAAGACTATATTTAGATGATTTATTTGATTATTTCAAAGATACCTTTGATGGTATATATCTATTATACGGAAAATTTAAAGCTAATTTAACTTCATTAACTTTTACAGGTATTTTTGATTCTACACTAGATGCATTTAAAGCATTAAGAAGTGGTGTAGCTTCATTAACATTTAAAGTACCTACATTAGATTTAGCAAGCTATATTCCATCACTAGATACTGTAATTAAGACTATTAGTGATTTTGGTAAATTTGTTAAACATGTATTCTATTCAATTTGGGATGAAGTTGTAGGTAATTCTACTTGGCCAGACCTTATTGAGGGTGTTGTAGCATGGGCTAAAACATTACTTCCAAGCGTATCAAAATTATTTGAACCATTTAAGAAATATGTTCTTAATTTGTTTAAAGCAGTAGGTGGTGTACTCTCTGATTTAAAACTTAATATAGAACTTACTTATGATGAATCAAAACAACAAGGTATTGTTAAAAAGATTATCGATGCATTCTCTGGAATTTCTAAAGGTAATCTATTAGGTAATATTAATCTTTCACAGATATCGCAATCATTAGACTTATCTAAATTTGTGGACAGTATTAAACAACTACTTAATTCAGTAGCAGGATTCTTTAAAGGCTTTGGTGACTTAGCTGCAAAATCATTAGACTCTGTTACAATGGAGAATATAAAGAATTTTGGAAGATCTGTAGCTGGAGCAATTGTTGTTGGTTTAATTGCAGTATTTAATACCAGAGTAAGAGCTTTGCTTGCTGCTGGTTTAGCTATTAAATTAGCTATTAAAGGGCAAGATGCATTAGGTGGAGAAGGCCTTAAAACTGCAGCTAGAGAGTTAGGTATTTCTCTTGGTAAAATCATTAAAGATATTCTATTTACTGATTCTGAAAAAGGTGTAACTGATTTACTTAAAACAATAGGTAATCTAATTGCTGAGTTTGGTAAAGGTTTACTTGAAGGTGCTGGCTTTAGTGGAGCATCTAATGGAAAAGGCTTAATCGCAGGTTTATTATTTGGAACTGGTACAACTGCAATTCTTACTGGAAATATTGGTAAGGTATCTAAATTAATATACGAAAATATTATTAGACCACTAATGACTGGTAAAGAAATTAGTAAAGAGATTTTAAATCCAGATGGTAGTAAAACTATATCTAAGGGTAATGAACCCTCTTATATAGAAAAAGCTATATTTGGACCAGAAGGAATGAGTACTGGATCTAATACTATTTTAGAAGCCACTAAAAGTTTAAATAGTAATATTATTAAAGGTTTTGTTGGAGTTGGTACTACAGCACTTGGATTAGTATTCAGTGAATGGGCTGCTAATAAAATTAATAAAACATTTGGCATTGAAGATACATTTACTCAAATTGGTGTAATGATTGGTACTTCTATTTTTGCTGGAGTAGTTCTAAACAATATTGCTGGAAAACTAATTACTTATTTAGAAGCATTATTGTTAACTGGTGGACTATTTAAAGCAGCAAGCACTGCTGGATTCTTAATAGCAGGTGGTATTCTAGGTGGAATTCTTGGACAAAAAGCCGCTGACTTCCTAGGGTTAACAGATCCCTTTGAAAGATTATTTTTAACATTAGGCGCAGCTTCTGCAACAGCATTCGTTACTGGATGGTTAGGTATTAAAATTGGTGCATTATTAATTGCTGCATTAAGAACACAATTAATTGCTGCTGGCGTAGCTTTATCAATTGCCTTAGGTGCTGGCTTTAGTACCGCTGGTATTATTGGCGCAGTAAAAGGATTATTAGCTTTTCTAGTTACTTTAATATCTGCTCCTGCAGTTTTAATTGCTTTAGGATTAGCTGCTGCTGGAAGTTTAATCTATTATATCTTCTGGGGTGCAGATGAAGATAGTATTGGTGGAAAAATACGTGGATGGTTTAAATCTACTTGGGCTGATATTGGTAGTGGATGGGATGCATTAGTAGCTAGAATTAAAAATACTAGAAATCCATTTACTATTACTCCAAATGATCCTTTATTATTCCCTAATGGCGCACCACAAAAGAAAGCTAATGGCGGACATATTAAAGGTGCTGGAACTGGAACAAGTGA